TTCTTTCGGGCAAGATCAATATCGCCCAGCCCTGTAAAGTCAGTTTCTATTGCTTCATTTCTGTCTACTACATTGTCCTCGGAATCAAGGTAGACTACATCTTGCGTTGTTCCGTCCTCTAACTCCCACCCAATAAGCTGCTGAACTTCCTGCGTTGCAGGAACGTCATCACCCATCTCTGCTATCTCTTGGGTTAGGTCGTTGTAATGGGTTCCCTCTTGCGGCCCTTCTTGGATAGCCCCATGACGGTCAAGAGCGAAGGTTTGAAGACCGCTGCCCGCATTGTATCTAACGCTTTCGGGATAGGTTACTCCCAAGTCGATGACGGTTGTTTCGTAGAGAGGTGTAGAACCCTCGCTAGGCATGTCGGCATTGAGAACCCGATAACCTTCCTTGATGAGAGGCTCACCAAACTGCATGGCGCGTTCAAGCCTCTTCAGACCCTTCGCTGATTCTATGTTCGCGGCGGAAATCTCCGATGCGGTTGGTGGTGTAGGTGCTGGAGGTGGTGATGATTTGCCCATGATATTATCCCTTTAGTAATCTTCTCCTTGCTTGCCCCATTGGGACACAAACTGTTTTGTCATTATGCTTCGGCCTAACCCAAGCCATTGTCTCACATTGATGTCCAAGATCATTAAACATCTTTGTATAAAGCTCCTTCATAACTCCTTCACCCTTGGCTACTGTAGCATCTACAAAGCATATCTTTCCACCAGTATCGGTATAATCCTTGCGACATCCCGACTCATCATCCACAAACCGAACAAGGGCTACTCCTTTCAGTTCCCCGTCCCGTACTACTGTCCAGTACCTCTTCTTGACGATGAACCACTCCACCCATTTCAGCATGAGTGCCTTGTCCCACTTGCGACAATGCCCAAGATGCCTATGGCAGAAGAGGCCCACTGTTAATGTCATTATATCCAAGGCTGTCATCGTTGCGGATTGATTGTATCTGTGAAGGCAGACGTTTTAATGGCTTGAAGAGCCAATCTTCCGGAGGTTGTGACTGCGGTAAACTGTATCTCCTTGAATTTATTCTTACTCAAGAGGTTATAACCCTTCACAAAGTGGGATTCACGGTTTTCCACCGTAACCTCCCCCAACAACTGGCGTGTAGCCCATCCGGTGATGGGATCACCGCCTTCATCAAGGATTTCACCGTCTCCCTCGGTCAACAGGAGCAGATCATCGTCGCCCATGTTCTTTAGGAAGTAGAATTTAACGTCTTGGTCTTGATTATAGTAAAAGTTCTCCAAATCAAACTCCACCTGGTAGCCGAGCTTGTCGGAATACATTTCACCGTAGTTATACCCCCGTGAAATCACTTCAGACAGGTAAACAGAGGTGTCATCCATGTAATCGGACACCGTTGCGTCCTGTTCATTGACGAAATCCCTCCAAGTATAGAATTTACCCTCTTCATCCCCGAAACTTAACCGCATCTCACCTCCAAAAGCTGAAACTATGAAGCAACGCGGCTTCCATCCCACCCAAAACCCGCTCCAGCTCTTGTGGACGGTGTTGTATACCAGCGTATAGTTGGGGTAAGCAGACCCATCCAATGGGACAGACAACATAAAACGGTTCCCGTAAAAGATTGAGGCGCATTTACCCCATTGAGCTTGGTTTATGCGGTTGATGAAGTCGTCAATAGGCGCGGAGATAGCCACATTCACTGCTGCTTGCGCTCCAGCCTCAATGTTGGACACGCTTTGGATACCTTCCCTGCTCAAGAAGTAGACATCCGATCCCACCTGCTGCACAGACTTGTGACCAACACAACCCACACGATCTGAAATCAAGCTGATTGTCCAATCACTGACATCCTGTGCAGGGTTCGCGTCTACCACCCACACACTACGCTCCTTTAACACCACTAACTTAAAGTCGTACCAAGGGCAGAGGGCAACTATAGGATCACCGTCTCCTCGTGTAACACGAATCTGATCTCCGGCAACGTCCCAGCTTTGTCCGTCCAATATTCCGCTTACATAAATCACATCCTGTGGAACAGACGTATCTGCCGAGCAACAAAAAAGTCTGTTAGTGTGGGAAGTTAACAGCTTGGGCTTTGAGGGTAATTGACTGACATGAGCAACCCCTGTTGCAGTCGTGCCGGATGTAGGAGCGGAGAAGGTAACAGTGGGAGGGGCTGAAGAGGAATAACCCGTTCCCTCGTTGGTTATATCCACCCGCGCCACTCCAAGGTTGTAACCCAAGACGGCTGTTCCTGCTGCTACGCCTCCACCGGAGATTGTCACGGTAGGCACAGCATCATAACCGCTTCCACCCTCGGTCATCGTGATGGAAGTCACCTTGCCAGCAGTAATGCTGGAGCCTGTCCCTGCCGTGTCCACATACTGCAAGGCTTCGGAACCATCACACCAATACATCCGGTCTGATAGTTGGGCAAAGAAAACATCTGTCCCACTGAAGGTGGTTATGGCTGCGGAGAAAGCTGTTCCGTTTTGCAGGTAACGGATGTTCTTGACCGAAGCTCCATCGTATTCGGCAAGTATCACCATTTCAGTGGAGGTATTGTCTAGCACCGCTGCGCTAATAATCGCACCATCCAAGTCGTCTGAACCCCACACCCTTGCGGTGACTGTCTCCCACACGTCCGTGGCTTCCTCCCACCTATCTCCGGCTGCACTGGTCAAGCCTTGAGACGCGCCCCTGCGCGTGACGAGGTTGCCGAACACGTCAAAGTCAATATTCTGTCCAGCAGTATAGGCTCCCTGCTTGATAATGTTGCGGCGCACATTACTGGCTTGCCCACCCGAAAACCCTACATCCCCGTCTAGGAGGATTTGGTCATCAGTCGCGCTGTTCTCTAGTAATGGCATTTAGTTCTTTGGCCCAAAGTCAGCCACGCTCCCGTGGAAATCGTAGTCATCGTAGGTGTAGGGAATAATCCGGCTAATGGATTGTCTCTGTCCATTCTCCAAGTCCTTCATTATCTGTACCTGCGCAGCAGCTTCTTGGTACTTGATCTGCGCCTTTCCGTACTGCCTCGACCTCTCCAGCATATCCCCCTCGGCAAAAGCGAGCAGGGCATTGTCCACACCATTCAGCGCAGGGGTGTCATCGTCTCCCAGTGCCACCCAGTTCAGTTTACCCAAGACAAACACGTTGCCAGCCGTCTTCGGAACCGGAACAGGCTTGAGCCTACAGTTCCCGCTGGAATCTTTTGGCAGGTTAATAAAGTTGGTAGGGTTAGCTCGTCTGCTGGTTACATCCTCCCACGCATTGGGATCAATCTGAAAGAACGTCATCCATGAGTCGTTCAGTAGATTAAGCCCGTCATCCTTGCCCGTCTCTGTGAACTTCAAAGCTACAGGGAAATCTACCTTCGTAGTAGGCGTGGAAGAAGATTGATAGAAGGTAATAGACGGAGCATCGGACAGGCTGATGGACGTGTCTCCCGCTGCTACTGATTGGGTCACTACCCCCATAGATTCAGTCCACAACCCCGTGTCCCAAATCATTTGGTATCTGCGATTGATGAAGCTCTTGCACACTGTCACTGAATCATCATCAGTATCAGAGAGCTTCGTCGTTACAAAATCTGCTAGTTCAGTTAATGTCATACTGCACCCCAAGTTGTTCCATTATGAAAGTCCAAAACATTTGTTGTACTGTTGTAGATCACCATCCCTGCGGTTGGTGAGGAGATAGCATCGCGTTGCGTAGTGGTCATTCTTGGAGGCATAAATGCCATTGTAGTGGATGCCACATCGAGAACAGCATTAGCATTGGGAGAATCCGTCCCAATGCCGACTCGCTGTGAACTGTCCACCCGAATTGCCTCGGCTCCGTTACTGGAAATACCAAGCTCGTTGGAGGCTGGGGAATAAAAAGCATTACCAGCAGTAGCACTGCCCCCGTTCGTAACGTGGAAAGCATTCGCGGTTCCAATGTTGCCATTAGAGTCGATTCGCATACGTTCGGCCAGTGTTCCGTTATCTGCCGTTGAGAAGGTTAGCTCACCATCATCGGCGGTTGTGGTTGTTTCTCCTTGAATCTGTGCGCGAGCATCAGTGTTATCACCGAATGTGATTTTACCGCAGTCCACCGCAGTGCCAGTGTTGTTGCGGCGGAAAGCAATTTCGGATTCGCCTACTTGATTAAGTTTAACCACTCCCGAAGAGTCGATTCGCATACGTTCGGTGTTATTTGTATAAATTGCCAGAGAATCATCGGAGTTGTCATATTTAAGCCTACCCCTTGTGGCTACCGAATCACCAAGGTAAATAGAGGCTTCACTGCTTCCACCGGAAACAACTGAAAGTATGCAGTCCGAGCTATCTACTATTTGAGTTTTGTAAGCTGGAGCCGTAGTGCCGATGCCGACTCGCTGTGAACCGTCTACGGTTAACGCCGTGACGTTGGCTGTGGCTATGCTCAAAGCATCACTGGTAACGGTAATCCGATTCCCGTCCGTGGTAGAACCGTTATCCTCAAGGATGATGCTGGCCCCTGCGTCAGTGGATTCAAACTTCCCAACATAATCATCGGCAGTTTGGGCGTGGATAACGTACTCCGGAGAATCCACTCCTACACCAAGGGAACCGTTCACACGGACAACAGTAGTGGACAACTTGAGCGCGGAATCATTGGCTCCCAATCCGTCC